TGCTGGCGTTCCCGTCGGCATCAAGCCACAAATTATAGAAGTTGTATTAGACTTCTCTTCAACTAGCTTAACCACTTCTGATTCAGTAGAAGTGTTTGAGATGAAAGCTAACACACTTGTTCTTATGGCTGGTGTGGAAGTTCTAACTGCGGCATCAACTGGTTCACCTGTCCTAGATTTAGGTGACGATGCTGATGATGATTTATATGTTGCGGCTCTTGACGGAACTGCGACAGGTCACGAAATTAACAATGCTGCAGGAACAGCAAAGCTGTACACTGCCGCAGATACTATTGATTTGATTGCTAACACAGCAACTTTCGATGGTAAGGTTCGTGTCTTCGCAGTTATTGCGGAATTAGGTACTGCAGAAACTGCAGCATCTTTTGCATAAATAAAATGTCGGGGGCAGGGCAACTTGCCCCTTGACGCACACTTATTTTTATGATATTTGCAGTTAACGCTGCTGGGGAATATACCTTATGTTTAGCACATTTGTAATGGCATGTTCGATGCTAACAGGGCAGTGCGTTATTTTAGAAGACGATTACGGCCCATACAATAAACAAATTCAATGTGAACAACGGGCATCTGAGATAGTTGTCGATGTTGCAGAAATATTGGGTACGCCTCACACATTTTCTTTTAGATGCAAAGAAGAGAAGGGAATATAATGGCACGTAAACCTGATAACATGCCTAAACGAAATAAAAAGAACTTTCGTCCTACTAAGTCAGGTGCAGGTATGACAGAGGCTGGAGTAAAAGCTTACCGTCGTAAAAACCCCGGAAGCAAGCTAAAAACTGCCGTAACCGGAAAAGTAAAACCGGGAAGCAAGGATGCAAAGCGTCGTAAGTCGTACTGCGCTCGTTCTGCAGGACAGATGAAGAAGTTTCCAAAGGCGGCTAAAGACCCGAACAGCCGTTTGCGCCAAGCTCGTAAGAGGTGGAAATGTTAAACATGCTCATTGGGCCTGTTACAGATCTAGCAGGTACGTGGCTACAAGGTAAAGTAGAAGAGAAAAAAGCACAGTCAGCTACCAAAGTTGCTAAAGCAAAAGCTGAAGCAGTCATCATGGAGAAGAAAGCTACTGGTGAGATTGATTGGGATTTAGAAATGGCTAAAGGAAGCCAGAACAGTTGGAAAGATGAATGGCTTACCATACTGTTCAGTATCCCACTTATATTAGCGTTTATCCCCGGAATGGAAGAGGTAGTAGCAAATGGTTTTGCCCAGTTGGAAGCAATGCCTCAGTGGTATCAGTATAGTCTTGGTGTTATTGTGGCTGCTTCTTTTGGAGTACGTAGCGCAACTAAATTCTTCGGAAAGAGATAACAATGGCTGCAAAGACGATATTAGAGTACAAGATTCTACCACGCTTAATGATGCTTGTAATGACTATAATGTACATACGAGTGATTGAGTGGGGAATTTCATTGGATGACATCAGTACACAGCAGAGCGCAATGATTAGCGTCGTTAGTGGCGCAATGACAGGCGCGTTCGCAGTGTGGTTAGGTTCGGAGAAAAAATGAATTTAGATAAACTTAGAGAAGAATTAGCTGAAGACGAGGGCTGTAAGTACGAAATATACCTTGACCATTTGGGATTACCCACGTTTGGAATAGGGCATCTGATTACCAAGAACGACCCAGAGTACGGCAAGGATGTAGGTACAGTCATAGAACAAAGCCGTGTACAATCTGCATTTAATTTAGATATTGCTGTTACACTTGAAGACTGTCACAGGCTGTACAAAGACTTTAATGACTTACCCGAAGAGGTTCAGCTAATCATAGCAAACATGATGTTTAATCTTGGATATCCACGTCTGTCTAAGTTCAAGGGTATGAAGGCAGGAGTTGATGCTAGAAGCTGGTCTTCTGCAGCCGATGAGATGGTCGACTCGCGTTGGTACACTCAAGTACCCAACCGCGCACGACGTTTGGTAGACAGGATGAGACAGGTAGGCACTGATGCCTAATCTTGACGTTGTAAAACTTACGACAGAAGGTAAACGAGTAACCAGTACGTCCGCAGATGGTTCTGCTGATGTAATATACACTGTTCCTACTAATCACAGTGCAATCATAAAGTTTTTACACTTGAGCAACGGAACAAATAGTTCAAAGAAAGCGTACATACAGTTTTATCACGCAGATGACACTTCGTACTACTACATTGTAAATGGCCTATCAATGGCAGGTCATTCTGTTCACGACGTAGTATCGGGAAATGATTTAGCATTACATGCAGGGGATAAGATTGTAGGTTTTATTGAAACGGGTATGACGTTAGATGTAGTTGTATCCGTACAAGAATATTACGACCCTAACAAATAGGAGAGGAGTATGCCACTTAACAAAAAAGGAAAAGACATAATGTCATCAATGAAAAAAACCTACGGGGAGAAAAAGGGTGAACAAGTCTTCTATGCAACCGCAAACAAGGGCAAAATCAAGGGTGTTGAAGAAAAAGCGAAGGGTGGCAAAGTTAGAAAAACTAGCAAATCGTCGAAGCCTAAAGCGAAGAGCAAGAGTAGAGTTAATGAGGCTGGCAACTACACTAAGCCCAGCATGAGAAAAAGATTATTTAGCAGAATAAAAGCAGGAAGTAAAGGGGGTCGTCCCGGTCAATGGTCGGCTAGAAAAGCTCAAATGCTTGCAGCAGCGTATAAAAAAGCAGGAGGCGGTTACAAATAAAGTAACTATGTACGTAGGGGAAATACATGTTAGCAGAATTAGCCGCAGCAAACGCGGCATTTGCCGTGATAAAGCAAACTTTAAAGAACGGAAAAGAGATTGTTGATGCAGGAGATAGTATCTTTAAGTTTGTAGAAGCTAAAGAAGATTTACGACATAGAGGTGAAAAGAAAAAAAATAGCTTTTGGGGCGATAAAGGTGGATCAGAACTAGAAGAGTTTATGGCCCTTGAAAAAATCCGCGAAGAAGAAGAGTGGATACGAGAGTACATGATATGGGCAGGTCGTCCGGGATTGTGGCAGGATTGGCAAACATTTCAAGCAAAGGCTAGAAAAGAAAGACTCCGAAAGATTGCAGAGGCTGAAAGACGCAAAAAAGAATTGATAGATGCTATATTAATAGGCACGTTAATTTTAGTAGTGGTTGGTGGTCTTGGAGGAATAGTCTGGTGGGTTATGTTCTTAAAAGGTAGTTTGTAAAAATTTCTTGCAAATCTTTTGTCTGACTTGTATAATAGAGTATTTGGGAGTTTTTTATGAGTAGCCGTTTTATTTTAGAGACACTTGAATATCGTTATCGCCACAACGCAGAAAAATCTCTTGAAAAAGTAAAGAAGCTTTTACGAAATGACATCTGGTCTTGGGATGAGATAGATGCAGCTTTAGATAGATTAGAGCGAGATGAGTCCCGCGAACAAACATTCAAATATGTAGTAAACATGGTGGAGAAAGAAGATGGCCTTAAAAAAGAGCCAACGTTCTTTGAAGAACTGGACAAAACAGAAATGGAGAACGAAGAGTGGGAAACCGTCCAGTAAAACTGGAGAACGGTATCTACCGACAGCAGCTATCAAGGCGTTATCGCCCCAAGAGTACGCAGCTACCACGGCTGCTAAAAGAAAAGGAACTAAGGCTGGTAAACAGCACGTCAAGCAGCCTAAAAAGATACGTGCTAAAACGAAACGATATAGATAAGGAGTAAACTATGTCTGCAAAATCCAACTATTTGGAGAAAAGGGTGTTAGACCACTTCTTAGGAACATCCTCTACATCCGCACCTAGTAACGTGTATCTATCTTTGCACACTGCTAATCCAGACGAAGATGCTTCTGGAACAGAATTGTCAGGTAACGGCTATTCACGTCAAGTAATAACTTTCAATGCGGCACACGCCACTAACGGCACAGCTACTAACAGCTCTGTAGAAGAGTTTACAGCTAGTGGTGGAGCATTTGGAACAGTAACTCACTTTGGTATATGGGACGCTTCTTCTAGTGGCAACATGCTATACTACGGTGCTTTAACAGCATCTAAGACTATAGCAGACGGGGACACCCTACGCTTTGCTGCAGATTCGATAACTATCACTGAGGCATAATAACTATGGCACTTGTTGTTGCTGATAGAATAAAAGAAACGACTAGCACTACAGGCACAGGTACGTACACTCTTGGTGGTGCGTCTACTGGCTTTGAGGCTTTTTCTGTTATTGGTAACGGGAACACTACCTACTATTGCTGTACGGATGGTACAGACTTTGAGGTGGGTATAGGTACGTACACTTTGAGTGGTACGACACTCGCTCGTACAACTATACTTCAGTCTAGTAATGATGACAGTGCCGTAAACTGGGGGTCTGGAACACGAGACATCTTTGTAACACAGCCAGCAGAGAAGGCGGTGTATCGAGATGCCAATGGTTACATCGATGCTTTTGATGGGAGAAATCTAACCAACCTAAACGCTTCTAACGTATCCAGTGGCACGTTATCTGAAGATAGACTTCCTAGCGGTGGTGCTGGTGCGGCTACATATGGTTCGATTTCTAACGGAACAAAAATAGATACCATCACTCTTGATGCTAAAGGTAGAGTAACAGCCGTCGCAACAGGAGCTACTGGTGACATATTAGGTGTAACAGCAGGTACTGGTCTTAGCGGTGGTGGTTCTAGTGGCACAGTACGACTAGACCTAGATTTCTCCGAACTAACAGATATGACAGGGGATATTTCTGGCACGACAGAGTTTATTTTACAGAACGGCACAACCGAATCTCGTAAAGCCGCCAGTGAAATTGGGTTATCCGCTTTTGATAACGATGCAGGATTTACAACCAACACAGGTGATATAACAGGGGTTACGGCTGGTACGGGTTTATCTGGTGGTGGCTCTTCTGGAAGTGTAACACTAAACGTATCTGGTCTTACTGTCTCTGAACTAGCCGCAAACAGCCTAACAACCAGCGCGGAATCGTTTGCAGACAACGACACAACGCTGATGACTAGTGCGGCTATTAATGATAGAATAGAGAGTTTTGGTTATACAACTAACACTGGAGATATTACTGGGGTTACGGCTGGAACTGGTTTAAGCGGTGGTGGTAATAGTGGTTCTGTAACATTAAACGTGTCTGGCCTAACTGTATCAGAATTAGCCGCAAATAGTTTAACAACTAGTTCAGAATCATTCGCAGATAACGATACCACGTTGATGACTAGTGCGGCTATCAACGACAGGATAGAGTCGTTTGGGTATTCTACAACCACAGGTACAGTTACATCTGTCGGTACTACAGGAACAGTAAACGGGATTACTTTAACTGGCACAGTTACAAGTAGCGGAAACCTAACTTTAGGCGGTACGCTTGGTAGTATAACTGTAAGTCAACTTGCAGGGTCAGCTCTAACAACTAGTGCGGAATCGTTTGCAGACAACGATACCACTCTAATGACCAGTGCCGCTATCAATGACCGTATAGAATCATTTGGGTACACAACGAACACTGGTGATATTACGGGGGTAACAGCAGGAACAGGTTTGTCAGGTGGGGGAGATAGTGGTAGTGTAACACTAGCCGTAGATTTATCTGAACTTACAGATATGACACAAACCATCGTAGGCACAGATGAGTTTATTGTTCTTGATAATGGAGCAGATAGACGTAAAGCAGCTAACGAGATACCTCTTAGTATATTCAATAATGATAGTGCTTTTATAACAGCAAGTTCCACAGACACACTCACAAACAAAACAATAAATGCTTCACAACTCTCTGGTACGGTAGCAAATGCTCGTCTTGACCAACAACTACAAGATGTTGCTGGTTTGGCTACAACAGATAGTGGTTTTATCGTAGGAGATGGCTCAAACTTTGTTTTAGAAACAGGAGATACTGTCAGAACATCTTTAGGTTTAGGAACTGCCGCAGTATTAAACACAGGCATCTCTAATACGAATGTTCCTAAGTTTACTAGCGTTGTTGCTGATAACGATTTTTTACGAGTAGATGGCACATCAATCGAAGGTCGTTCTGCTTCTGAAGTTCTATCTGATATAGGAGCTATCTCTACTAGCTCTACAGACACTCTTACAAACAAAACACTTACCACTCCTGTAATTAACGGGTTTAGTGGTACAGGCGATGGTACAATTACAGGTAATTTAAATATTATATCTACCGATGAAGGAGCAACAGCAGACCCACAGTTAGTTCTATATAGAAATAGTTCATCTCCTGCTGACCAAGATATTCTGGCTAACATAGATTTTAAAGGTAAAAACAGTGCCGCAGAAGAAACAGTTTATGCGGCTATACAAGCGAAGGTAACAGATGTTACCGATGGCACTGAAGATGCAAATTATCAATTTAAATGTATGTCAAACGGCACACTTGTAAATGTTTTTAACATAAAAGGTAATGGAGATAGTCAATTTCTTCAAAATGACCTAGCACTTATGGAAGGTGTTAATCTAAAGTTTGAAGGTTCATCAGCTAACTCCTTTGAAACGACCCTCACTGTGGTCGACCCCACAGCTGATCGAACCGTGACTTTCGCTGATGCGAGTGGCACTGTTCAACTTACTGACGGTAGTGGTGCAAACCTTACCTCTCTGAACGCATCTCAGTTGACTAGTGGGACTGTGCCTAATGCTAGATTAGATGCACAACTGCAAGATGTTGCTGGGTTAGCTGTAACAAACGGAAACTTTATAGTCGGTGACGGAAGTAACTTTGTAGCAGAATCTGGTTCTACTGCTAG